TGAATCATGAATCTGTGCTTTCACTCTGACCTTACCGCGCAGATCACCGTAAATGGAATCTTTCCAAATCTGGTAAAAGACTTGGTTGATGATTTGTACTGAGAGATTCTGCGGACCATGAGCAACTGCTGCATTGAGGGCAGGCTTGGACGCTGTAGGGTCTGCAAAGAAGTAACGAGTCCAGCCAAGCTGAGACACAAGCTTTTTAGTCAGCTTGATCTGGCGCTTGATATCATCATACCAATCTCGCTTAACTTCCGGGTATGTCTTCTCGTAGGTCTGGAGCAAATGCTGGCAGACTTGAATCAGTGACCACTTGGCTGGGAGCTTGAGGAGGTTTCTTGCTTCAGCAACGGCTTTCGGTCCCATCGTGTCGAGCAATACTGCCGCGCCCATGTTGTAGTTAGAACCGTGGTTGACTCTTTTAGAAAGGTTTCTAAGTGGCTTGTCCACTTGCTCATAGGGAACACCGAAGAATTTATGAGCATTCCATGAGTGGTAGTCTTTGTCTGACTCAACAAGCTCAATGAGGCTATGACAACCTGAGAGGTATCCAACGCATCGAGCTTCAGACTGAGAGTAATCTCCCTCTCCAAGTCCGTCCCATCCGGCATCACACTCAATCCAGTCTTTAACTTCACTTCCACCGGGAATGTTTTGAATCTGCAGTCCACACCAGAAGCTAGACTCAGTACTTGCGAGGCGACCAGATTCAGTTCCTGCCGGGTTAGTTTTGTAGTGGAGGCGTTCATTCCAAAATTTCTCCCACACGAAGTAGGTTGACAAGAGCTTTGCCTGCTCTCGATAGGCTATGATTTCTGAGATAATAAGTTCATTGAAAGGATGCACAGCAGCGGCAGCATTCAGAGCTTTGGCATCACTGCTCTCTACATTTCCCATGCCAAGAACTTTAAGGAGATTCTTGACTTGCACAGGGCTACGAGGATTGAACTTGGGGTGAATCCACTCTGCCAAATTCTTTGCGTGCTTTGCCAGCTTTCCTTCTGCTGCTGACTTGTTGTACTCAAACCTGTCCTTGTTGACTTTCAGGCCGTCAATCTCCATGTGAAGGCAAGGAAACACAAGAGGGAACTCCATGAGATAATTAGTGTGCGCCCAGCTAGGCGCCTCTGTAATCATGGAGAGATATGCATTGAGGGTTGCCCAGCAGTCGCGAGCGTTGTACTCGTACAGATCGAACTCACTACCATAGCTGTCATCTTTCCAGTAGCGAACATCACGCACACAGAATGCAGTGATGAATGCTAGATCCTTGGAAAGCTCAGCATACCAGCTGTGGAAAAAGTGCAGCGTATCGTGCAGCCAACCAGTAACAGGCACACCCCAGCGCATGAAATATGCGTTGTCATATAGACCATTCTGGAAAAGCTTGGGAACTTCCGTTGCGTTCAGAGCTTTAACAAATTGATAAGCTCCGGGTTCCGCGAAAGGAACCACAAGGCTATGACTTGTGCCATCACTAAACAGAGCGCAATAGCCAACACAACGAATGCGGCGTAGTTCATCATCACGATAAGTCTCAATGTCAACCGATAGAATTCGCGCTTTACTAAATCGTTCCAAGAGCTCTTGGGACTTTGCCGGCTTCCAGATTTCCCAAGTAAACGCCGTCTGGTGATACCATTTTTCCGGGGCCGTAAGCTTAGAGATAAATCGCTTAGCAATAAACGCGCCCTCAGGGACACGGACAAGGTGCTCAAGTGGATTGAGGATGACAACCTTGACAGCAACATCGTAGTCCTTGTGGAGAGCATTAGCAGGAATAATAAAGCAGCTGCCAGCGTAGTCACTCAGCGTGAGGTTTGCTGGCTTGCCAAGTTTGTTGATAGGGTGACGAAAATCAGGCAGGCACTTCAAGAGTGTTGCAAGAGTGACTTGGTTAGAGCAGAAGATGTGAGTGATGCCATGAGCTTTGCACTTCGCTCCGATGCCTGCTGCGTATTCTTGATTCTCAAGAGAAACTTTCAGTGCGTGGGCACCGAGCAATTCCCTGAAACGATTCAGATAGGAGCGATCAAGCTCACTACCAAACAGTGCAAAGATTTTTTGTGTCATTTTCTCTCCGTCTGTACTCATAATTACGTAGCTTTTTACTTGCACCTAACTTATGCTGCGAAGCAGGAGAAAGTAAAAAGCCCGCTACCCCGTAGAGTAGCGAGCAGTCTTGCTCTGTAGCTTTACTCCGAACTAATCAGCAAGAATCCCGGAGTCTTACCCATTACGGGGATCAGAGAACAACCACATCCTTCAGTCGGAAGCGGAACATGCCCTCGTTCTTCTTGTCAGCAGTCCGAGTCAGCGATGCAGTGATGTTGGTTTGCTGCATGTTGCTGATAATGTCGCTGATCTTGGCAGAACCAAAGCTGGCAGCAAACGGCTTCAGACGTTCCTTCAGTTGGCCCATACCAATCTCATTGGCAGTGCCGTCTTTCTTGAACGGAGAGAACATCTCAGAGAACTTCTGACCAGCCTTCACTTCACCGGCTTCTTCTTCGTTCTTGACTTCGTTGACGTTGGTGATTTCATACATCAGCTTGATGTAATCATTACCGCCAGACTGCGATTGCTCGCGAGAAGCAGTGACAGTCATGTCGTAGTTGCCAGAAGGAGGAACACCAATGGGCGGCAGATCATCAATGTCATCCATCGAAGCGTCCATCAGGGAGTCAAAGTCTTGCAGCATAGCGTTGTTGCTCATGGTAATTTCCAATCAAAGAAAAAGAAAAGGTCAAAAAACAAAAGAGAAAATAGCAGACTGCCTGCCTGCCAGAGGATCACACCTTACGGTGTAGATTTCGGACTAAAGATGGAAGGGAAAGAAGAGAGAGGATTGTGAGGGAACCCGTCTTGCAGTTGGAGATTGCCAAGCTCTTCACAAAAGGCAAGCTCTCGCTTAATGCTTTCGACTTCTTTGTTGTGAAGATCAATCAGCAACTCAATGTAGTGCTTGGCTTTCTCCAGGTCCGTAACTCCGTTCTTCTCTTTCCAACGGGTTACGTACTTGATGACGTTGCCCTCAAAGTAGCCAATGCTATTGGCATGGATGAACTCCACAGGCTGGATTCGCAGCGACTTGTAGTGATTGCCAGCGACTTGCTTTTGCAATGGGGAACTCATGGTGTTTCCTTTCTACTTTCTACCCTTACTTGGATGGGCTGCGCTGGAAGATGGGAAGCAGAGAAAGCTCTGCATCTTTCTGACCGTCCAGTGTAACCCCGAACCGGCCGCCTGTCAAGACGTTACAGCTTTTGGTGGTTATATGTGTTTCCATGTTTTTCGTAGAATGATTGAAGAGATGTTTGCCTGTGTGACCCCGTACTTTTTAGCCAACTCTACTTGAGTCAAAGGCGAGGCACGGATTTCTAGCACCAGCTCTTTAGTTAATCTTGACGCTGCGTTTGTCTCCCCAAGCTGCGATTTCCATCCACAGCGTCCGCGACTCATCATATCTGCTGTGTTGTCCGCTGGAGTCCCAATCCGCAAATGTTTAGGATTTACGCACGCAGGATTGTCGCAGCTATGTAGGATGTACTTGCCTTCTATGTCTTGCATTGTAAGCGAGTTAGCCTCAGCAAAAGCAACACGATGGTGGTATTCTAGCTTACCATTATACCTGAGCAGTGCGTACCCATTCCTATCTTTGTAGTAGGTTGATTTAATACAGGGGCCAGACATATTACACTCCAAAAATTAAAGTATAATACGCCTGCCACGACATGTCAAGCCGGCTTGAACAAAGGAAGTAGAGACAGCTCTTCGCCCTTCTGGTCATCAATAGACACTGGAAGTCTGCTACCAGTGAGGATGTTAGTTGCGAAAGTGGTGGTAGAGAACGCTCTGTGCTGTTTGTTGACAAGTGCACAATATACCACTGTGTCGAAATACTTCGCTGAGAGCTTGCTGAAGTTGCGAGTACCAGCCAGCGGCACGATCTTGTCCTTACCATCCGTCATCTCACTCTCAACCTCGTGACTTATTACTACCACGTTTAAGTCGATAACTTGAATCAGGGACAAGATCATATCCAACAACGTACCTTGCATGGCGTAATCATGAAAAGTTTGTTTATAGTCTTCCCCTCCCGGCTTGGTGATTTCTTTCAAAGTTGCCTTACTGATGGCACTGTTAGACAGCTGGCTAAGAGAGTCAATGACAAGAATGTCCTCGTCAGTGAAAGAGAGAATATCAATCTCACTCCACTTTGCTTCCGACTTCTTGCCGCAGATCGGGCAATTCACCTTGCCGTGATCGTAGCAGATTTTCTTAAGGCCACCGCGCAGCACTTCCTTGACAGTATCAATGGCCACAGGATAGAGCTTGTGGTCAGGGATGCTGATAACATTCACATTCTTACGGAACTTGGGGTCGAGAATGTCAGGGTTAAGAAGAGTCTTAACTCCATTCTCCAGATCAAGCCAGTGCAGTTTGAAGTGAGATGCCAGCTTGCCCACAAGTGCAGTCTTGCCAGACTTAGGAGGGCCGTACACCATTACCTTAGCACGGGCAGATTTTTTGTAGTCATCGAGGTTCATACTCTTTCCTTTCACTGTTAAATAAATTCATCGGAAGCTGCCAGACCTGCTGAAGCTGGGCGCAATTCCCGCTTCTCTTCAATGACTGCCTGCTGACGTGCAACAATGTCACTGAGCTTGGCTCGATAGTCTACCTTCTCAATAGCTGCAATGTCATCAATGCTCTTAATCTTTGGAAGCTCTTGATATTCCATGCCGAATGCACTAGCAAAGCTAATGTCACAGGTCTCGTAGTATTCGCACGGTTTCATGAATGCAAAGCAAGAGTGTCCTCTCTTGGGGAAGAAGCACAGCTCTGCATAGTTATCCACTGTCTGATTGATAAGCAATTGATCCTGCAGCCAGTCAGCTTTCTTGTACGTCTGCTTGATGAACTCAAAGTAAGTCCATCGCTGCTCTGTTGCTGAGTAAATAGTGTAGAGGACTGCGTACTCAGAGCCGCCACCATTAGCATCAACAACAACAGAGTAGCTGAGAGCTTGGTCGCTGTTGCTATACACTGCTGGATGGATAGTACCAAAGCCAGTGG